GTTTAATTCGCTGGCAACCATCGAGGAAAATGGTGAATACACCAATGGCTCGTTCGGTGAAGAAAAGGAAACCATACAGGCTGCTACCAAGGGCAAGATGATTTCGCTGTCCCGTCAAATGATTATCAATGATGATCTGAACGNCTTTATGCNAATCGCTGCTATGATGNGGCGTGCTGCTGCGCGTACCGTTGGCAATGACGCTTACGGCATTCTGACTTCTAACCCGACAATGGGTGATGGTATTGCTCTGTTCCATGCGAACCACAGCAACCTGCCTACCGCCGCTGCTCCTACTGTTGCATCTGTTGGTGCTGCTCGTAGTTCAATGCGTTTGCAGAAAGATGTTGATGGTAACGATTATCTGAACATTCTGCCTAAGTACATCCTTGGCCCTGTCGCTTTGGAAGATACTTTGAATGTTCTGATGCGTTCCGAAACTGACCCTGCACAGGCAAACAGCCGCAAGCCGAATGCTGTGCGTAACGCTGCACAGGTCATCACTGACCCGCGTTTGGATGCTGTATCTGCAAAATCTTGGTATCTGCTCGCAGACCAGAACGATGCTCCTACAGTTGAAGTTGCCTTCCTTGACGGCGTTGATACTCCGTATCTGGAAAGTCAGCAGGGATTCACCGTTGATGGCATTCAGTGGAAAGTACGTCTGGATTATGGCGTTGCTGCTACTGANTTCCGNGGCGCACTCAAGAACGCAGGCGTATAATTGAATAAGGGGTAATCACCCCATCCCCGAAGGGCGGCTCCGGTCGCCCTTTTCTTTATCCCTAAAATATAAGGAGAATTAACATGGCAAAGAATTTTGTCCAAAGCGGTAATTGTATTACCGTAACCGCGCCTGCTGCTGTGACATCAGGTAACATTGTGCTGGTAGGTGCAAATCTTTTCGGAGTTGCTTTAGGTGATGCTGCAAATGGCGCACCTGTAGTAATCCAGACTGAGGGCGTTTTCTCAGTTGCGAAAACTTCTGCNCTGGCAATCGCCGTTGGTGATATTGTTTATTATCACTCTGGTTCCGGCAATGTNGATAAAACCGCTACGGGNGGCGTATCAGTGGGTATTGCTACCTCTGCTGCTGCTAACCCGTCAGCAACCGTAAACGTACTGCTCGAAGCAGGACTGTAAAACAAGGGGGCTTCCTACGGGGAGCCTCTTTTTTATTGGCTGAAAACAGCCAGCAAAAAGGAGAAAGATAATGGCAATAGATTTCAATGCAGACCTTGCCAGCATCTATAACCCTAACGAATTAGGCGTCACAGCCACGTTTGAAGTAATGATGCACGGTGCGCCATTAAGCCCATTATCGGTAAATGGCATATTCGATGATGATTATTATGAGATCACTGACGGAAACGGCGTTGTTGAATCGAGCCAGCCAGCCTTTACCTGCCGCACGATAGATGTGACAGATGTAAAGCATGGTGACGCAATTACAATCAATGGGAATAAATATCTTGTCGTTGGCAACAAGCCTAACGCATTCGGTTCGACTGTATTGCCGCTGGAGGCACAATAATGGCACACGCACGCAAACAGATACGCGATGCCGTCATAGCCACGCTGACAGGGCTTACAACGACCGGAAACAATGTTTTTGCATCAAGGGTATATCCCATTCAAGCAAGCGAGTTGCCTTGTCTTGTTNTTCACTCAGGTGGCGAAACAGTCAACTTGACCACGCAAGACGGCACGATGGAGCGCAACCTTACTCTGGACATAGAGATTCGCGTAAAGGCCACCACAGCCTTAGAGGACATGCTTGATACCATATCATCAGAAATCGAAACGGCGCTGTTAGGAACGCTTCCAGCAGGCGTGAAGGTATCCGAATTGAGCGCGGTTCAGTTTGGGTTGTCTGGTGATGGCGACCAGCCGCACGGCTTTGCCAATATGCAAATGAACTTTGTTTATTACACCAAGGAAAGCGTACCGGAGGTCATTATATGAATGTAAAACTATATCACGGTGAAGATGAAATCACCGTTCATCCGTCAAAGGTGGATGAAATGAAAAGCTATGGGTGGTCAGCCAAGAAGCCGCCCAAGAAGAAGAAAGCAACCCCAACGAAACCTGCCTAAGAGCAGGTTTTTTTATGCCCAAAAAACAAGAATAAGGAGATAATAAATGGCTGTTCAAACAGGAAACTCAGGCGTTGTAAAAATCGGCGCAAATGTAGTGGCGGAAGTCACAGGCTGGACGTATGACGAATCAGACGTTGCGCCAATCGCACATCAGGCAATCGGTGACACTGCTGTTACCCATATCGCATCCGGCGTAATTGATGGTTCCGGCTCGGTGGATTGTATGTATGACACCACTGACACGCTCGGACAGGGCGCAATGACATCTGGCGCATCCGTTGCGCTTGAATTGCATCCGGAAGGCACTGCCGTTGGCAAGCCTAAACTCACTGGCACTGTGATTGTCACGCAGGTAAGCAAGTCAGGCGCAATCAACGCATTGCTGCCTATCAACTTCACCTATGTCGGCGCATTGACTTTAGGCACTAACTAATGTCAGTGACCAAAAAGAAAGCTGAGGGGGGTGGTTACGTTGTAACCGCCTTGCCTTATGACGGGTTATTCAAAGCTGATTTGATTGATACTCAGATCGGAAGCAAAGGCGCAACCCGCAAGTTTGTCGAAATGATTTACCTCTGCCTTGACAGCAAGGTGGTAACAATCACGAAAAACGGCAAAGAGGTTGAACTGTCCTACGTTCGCAACCTTGATATTTTCAAGGAAGATGAAGCGGCTGAATTGTATGAAATCGGTCACTTGATTGAGGAAGCGATTACCCCGGCAGAGGATGATGTAAAAAAGTAAGGATGGCTGCAAGGGCATGGGTTTCTGAAAAGAAATGCAGCACATGCCCCGAAGCTTGTTTTGGTGATGTGCCGGAAGGCGGTTGTTTCGGTGAAAAGGATTGGGGTGGTGGTGAGGTGTACGACCATTGCCCTGTCCAAGATTACCGTGAATGCGACCCTATATTCGAGGCATATAACCGATATGTTGACGGGTTTCTGCCTGTTCATGGCGGCTCGCTGAATCAGCCTGCCGTTTTAATGCAAATGATAGATATTGTGAAATCAGAACAAATCACGCACGAAAAGAATCAGACGAGGGCTACCAATGGCAACTAGCAGACTTGGCATCATTCTAGAGTCCAAAGGCGGCGACGGCGTTGTTCGGAATCTTGAGCAGGTAATCCAGAAAACGAAAGGCGTAGGTAAAGCCACAGGAACGGCTGGCAGGAAGGTAGGGGCTTTCGGTAAAGAAGGCATACACGCCGGAAATGCTATGAAGAACCTTGCTGGTTCGATTGCGATTGTTCAAGGCCCGTTGGGGCCGGTATCAGGCCGTATCAGTGCGTTAGGCGCTGTTATGGGGCGGTTGAATGTTGGTGCGTTAGCGGCCACTGCTGGTGTTACTGCGTTGGGTGCAATCATCAGTAAAACATTCTCTGCATCAAAAGATTATGAATCGCAGATGGGCAAACTTAATGCCATCATAAAGGCGACGGGTGGAACGGCTGGATTATCAGCAGATGAAGTTGACAAGTTCGCCATAAAATTAGGCGTGGATACTTTAGCCAGTGCTGACGGCGTTCGCGCCGCCGCCGCCGCTTTAATGTCGTTCCGTTCAATCTCTGGTGATACGTTCAAGCAAACACTGAAACTCGCACAGGATTTGGCCGCGACGTTTGGTGGCAGCCTTAAAGATAAGACCGTTCAGATTGCAAAGGCGTTGGAAGACCCGAAAACTGGACTTGATGCGCTCCGCCGTTCTGGAGTGATGTTTACGCAGCAACAAAAGGATCAGATAGCGGCTCTGGTTGAAAGCGGAAATAAGTTAGATGCACAGAAGATAATCCTGTCCGAACTGAATAAAGAGGTTGGCGGCGTTGGGGTTGGTGCTGCGAATGGGCTTGCTGGCGCACTCGATACAGTTACCGAGCGGTGGAACAACCTATTCGTCGAACTAGGGAAGAACTCATACATTCTTGAAGCGGCGAACTCTGCATTAAAGGGCATGGCTCATTACCTGAATAACGCAGCGTATCACATGAAGGTGTTGAACGACGAGGCTGCTAAAAAGAGAATAACAGAATTAAGTGACGAGATAAAGACCTTGCAGGAGCGGATTAAAAGCGGCGACACAGGCATAGGTTTTCTACAAAGCATTATTTACGGGGAGGCTGGAAAGCCAGAAGACTTAAAGAAGCAATTAGCAGATGCTAAAAAAGAATTACTCGCTCTGCAAAAGAGCCTTACGCATGCTGGGCCACTAAAGACACCGGATTTCAAGCCTCCGAAACTACCATCAGGTACAGATAAGCCGGACGAATCTGCAAAAAATGCAATCGAACGCGAAAAAGCCAAACTCGCACGCCTTTTGGATGCCAACAATGAATTTCGCCATTCGCTTGCCATATCTGCTGAGAAGGCGTTTGCCGACGAGTCAGGCAAGGAAGATGTACGTTTCCGCGAGCAAATCTATAAGGCACAAGCAAAAAACAATGAGATTGTGAATAGCAGTGTGGCATCAAAGGCACAGATAGCCGAGGCCAATGCGAACTTTGATTCACAAATCGAGTCTGCGCTGGAAGTACATAGTGCAAACGTCATTGATATTACGCAAAAGCTGAACGAAAAGAAAGCAGAGGAAGCGCAGAAAGACGCAGCCCGATTGCAGACTTTCGTTGAACAGCATGCCAGTTTCTTATCTCAAATATCTGAACAAAATGATCTATTCGGCGCATCAACGGCAGAGGCCGAGCAAATCAGATTCGATGCTGAAACAGAAAGGCGAGCAAACAAGTTTACTGCCGAAATTGAGGAATTACAAAGCCACAATCAGTCCATAACTGAGGTGGCAACCGCTTTCCAGAAAGAGGAAGAACAGCGGGAAAAACTCCACAGCAAGAAGATGAAGGCGATAAAGNCGGATGGTCTAAAGCAAGACTTAGACGGTGTGGCTGAATTTTTCGGACATATGTCATCGCTAATGCAAACAGGGAATAGACGGTTGTTTGAAATAGGAAAGGTCGCAGCGATTGCACAAGCTACCGTGAAAGGAATCACCTCTGTNATCAANTCCTATGAAAAAGGAACNGAGATAGGTGGCCCTATCGTTGGGGCGGCGTTCGCAGCAGCGGCGGCAGTGGCGACAGCGGTTCAAATATCAAAATTATCATCAACCACGATGGGCGGCGGTGGTTCAGTATCAGCAGGNGGGGCTTCATTCGGAACGCCNGGCTTTAGCGGCACGCAACAATCAACCCCACAACCGCAACAACCAACGCAGCAACCAACGGGAATTGTCGTCAATTTACACCCGCAATTTCTTGACCCATCCCAAATAACACCGGAGGCAATGCAAATGATGGCAGACTCATTGGCGGCCCCATTGAATGATGCGTTTGGTCGCGGGCAACACTTGGCAGTGAGCGCAGCATAATGGCAGACGCACCTATTATCGCATACGACAACCTGCTTACTGGCACCAACTACACGATGCTGTTGGGTGTTGATGAACCGAGTGCNCCGCTATCCGATGCATGGACTTGGGATATGTCGCGCCCNGCNTTGCCGCGTGCCGATGCCACTGGTGTTTTATCATTCAGTGTGTCNCTNAGNNCNGGCNTNGGTTATGGTGTTGATNGCAACGGCAACTTTGTATCGTA